GTCATTTTGCCAATGCTGGTTGCAAATACTTCAGCAATCAACGCTTACAAATTAGATTCCAACGTCGCTTATTTCTACACCCAACGCGAACACCATTTTGTTGCGGGTCAATCCGTTATTGTGACGGGACTGCCAGCACCTTTTACTGCTACACACACCGTGGTCACATCAGAACTTTACTATTTCACGGCGGCACTCACTTCAACCAACGTAACTTTGCGCGACATCATTCCAACAGGCACGGCGACACTTTCAGGCTATTCCGCAGCGGATATTTACGCTACAAGCGCGCCAATTGAATCAGCCGTTCTTGCAGTCAGCGTTGAGGTCTTCCAATCACGCGTTGCAGCAGGCGGTCAGATTGAAGGCGTGGATTTTGCCAGTACGCCTTACCGAATGGGGCGCAGTTTGACCAACCGTGTGTCCACATTGCTTATGCCATTTTTAGACGTTGAAACGGTTTGTCAATAATGCCAGCCAATGCCGTCGCTGATACCCGCGCAGCCTTAGCCACCGCCTTTTCTGCACTTTCCGCAACTTGTTATGCGTCAGTGCCTGAATCACCAATTCCACCAGCAATCGTCATTGTGCCCGATTCGCCTTATATGGAAGTTGTGCTAATTGGCAAGGCTTCAACCAAGGTCAAAATCAACTTTGCAATCACTGCCATTGTTGCTTCCAATAGCAACGCAGGTTCGCTAGATAACCTGGAAAAACTCATAATCGGAATTCTTGCGGCCATGCCCGCAGGATACGTTGTTGGCGTTGTTGAAAAGCCGACGGTGTTGGAAGTAGGACAAAGCCCAATGCTGGTTGCTGACATAAACGTTTCGACGTACTACACACAGACAACATAGGGGACAAAATGCCAACGACAATCATAACTGGTCGCGATTTAGTCGTGACCATTGCAACCGTAAATTACGACGCACAAGCGACCAGTGCAACACTTGCAAACTCACCAACCGTGGAAACATACCAAACACTCGACGGCAAGGCTTACAAGCACATTGACGACCAGTGGACATTTGACGTTTCAATGCTTGCAGACTGGGGCGCTGCCTCATCATTATGCGAAGCGTTGTGGACTGCATGCGAGACTGCACCAAATACAACTTTGGCGGTTTCACTCACTGCCGTGACTGGTGCGGTTTTTGCCTTTAATGTAATGCCAGTATTTCCAGCAGTCGGCGGGGCAGCACCTGACGCGCAGACCGTTGACCTATCATTTGTTGTGGTTGGAACACCAACCGAAACATTCAGTTAAAAACTACTAATCGGGAGACAAAATGAAGTTACCAATCACAATTGAATATAACGACGGGACGCAGATTACGTACACGGCTGCGCCACCTGAATGGGTTCGTTGGGAAAAACATTCGGGACATACAATTTCCCAAGCGCAGGAAAAAATCGGTATATCCGATTTGGTATTTCTTGCATATCACGCCATGAAGCGGGAAGCGGCTGGGAAACCAGTCAAGCCAATCGAAGCATGGACGGAAACCATTTCCGAAGTGATAGTGGGTGAGGCAAACCCAAAAGCCACGCAGTCGGAAGCCTCAGCAGAATAGTTTGGGAGATAGCCCTGGCAACGGGGCTATCACCGAACGAATTTGAATCAGCCGAAGACATTTTGACGGTCATTGAGATTTTGGAAAGGCGAGCAAATGGCGAGTGATGCAATCAGTTACGACAAGAATGAATTGCGCGCCATTGTTCGTTCTTTTAAAGCAATGGACGACCAAGCACTAGCACAAGCCAAAGAAGCAACCAGTGAACTGGCAACTTACGTCCAGGGCAAGATTAAGGCAACCGCGTCAAGCCGTACGCGCAACCTGGTTGACAATCGTGTTGCTGACGGTTCAAAGGTTTCCAAATCTTCAAAAGTTGGCGAAATTTCATTTGGTTATGCGGGGCAGAAATTAAGCGGTGGCGCAACAACTCAGCAAGTTTGGGGTGGCGTTGAATTTGGTTCAAACAAGTACAAGCAATTTCCAGTGTGGTCAGGTCGCGAAGGTCGCGGGTCACGCGGCTGGTTTATCTACCCAACCCTACGAAGCGTTCAACCCGAAATCATTAAAAAATGGGAAGAATCGTTTTCTAAAATAGTAAAGGAATATGACTAATGGCTGGCAGTCGTACCCTCAAACTCTCGATTCTTGGTGACGTTGATAATCTCAACAAGTCGCTTAAATCTGCAACTCAAGACGTTGATACATTTGGGGACAAGATTGGCAAGACTGGCAAAATGATTGGCGCGGCTTTCGTCGCTGCTGCTGCCGCTGCTGGTGCTTATGCCGTCAAAATAGGCATTGAAGGCGTCAAAGCCGCCGTTGAAGATGAGAAGGCGCAGACACAGTTAGCCCTGGCCTTAGAAAACGCAACAGGGGCAACCACGGCGCAAATAGCGGCAACAGAACAATCCATTCTCAAAATGTCACTTGCCACGGGTGTGGCTGACGACCAACTGCGTCCAGCCTTGGGTCGTTTGGTTCGTTCCACGGGCGACATTACAAAAGCACAAGATTTGTTGGCAATTGCGTTGGACGTATCCACGGCAACGGGCAAGCCGTTGGAGACCGTCGCCGCTGCATTAAGTAAGGGTTTCGACGGCAATACCGCAGCCTTAGGCAAATTAGGCATAGGACTTTCAGCCGCTGAACTTAAAACAATGAACTTCACACAGGTGCAAGGCAAATTGTCAGATTTATTTGGCGGGGCTGCTGCGCGCAACGCTGACACGTACGCGGGACGCATTGCCCGCATGCAAGTGGCATTTGACGAAGCAAAGGAAACAATTGGATTTGCCTTGTTGCCAATCCTTGAAAAAGTTATCAACTTTATCAACCAAAACGCCTTGCCAGCAATCAACGCATTTTCAGACGCTTTTAGTCTTCAGGGCGGTGGTCTTGGTGGCTACATCACACAAGTTGGCAACTTAATCAGCGCAACATTTACGCCAATCATTAACGGCTTGGTAAAGGCATTTGGCTACGTCAAAAATGCTATTGGTGACAACCTTGACACATTCAAAGAATTTGGCGGTTACATTGCAACCTATCTTGCACCAGTTATCGGCACGGTACTTGGTGGGGCATTGCAAGTTGCAGGCAAAATTGCTGGTGGCGTAATTGATGTCATTGCGGGCGTCGTCAAGATTTTGAACGGTTTAATTTCAGGCGCGGTCGCTGGAATTAATGCCTTGATTTCGGCATATAACGCCATTCCGTTTTTGCCTAACGTTTCAAAGATTTCCACTCCAACGGTTAGCGTGCCAACAATTAAGACACCAAGCGTTTCAACCGCAGTGCCGTCAATCCCAACAATTTCAGCACCGTCAGGCGGTGGGGCAACTACTTCAAGCGGTGGTGTGGCTAAGGCTGCAAGCGTTGTTGCAAGCGTTGCTGCGTCAGTGGCTGGTGGTGGTGGATTTACTGATTCACAGAACGCCGCGCGTTTGGCGGCTATGGGGGGCGGTGGGTTCACCGATTCACAAAATGCAGCCCGTATCAGCATTACAGTTAACGGGGCAATTGACAAAGAAGGCACTGCCCGCACAATTGTTGAAACTTTGAATAGTTCTTACTATCGTGGCACGGGTGGTGCAACCGCGCTTGTGGCAATCTAATGACGCAGTGGAATCCCGTTTGGCTTGTTGAAATTGATGGCGTTGAATACACAGACGCAGTTTTGGCAAACCTGGTTATTCGCAGCGGTCGGACAAATATCTATGAGCAGGCGCAGGCGGGGTACGTTAATCTTCAGTTAATTGACCTTGCACAAACAACCATTCCCGTGTCAATTAACTCAACAATTGGTGTTTCCGTCAAAGACACCTCAGGAACATTTGTTGCAATTTTTGGTGGCAATGTAGTTGATATTGGCTTAGAAGTCCGTGACGTGGGTTCAACCATGTTCACTCAAACGTATTCAATCACCGCACTAGGGGCTTTGGCACGTTTGCCAAAATCCTTGACTAACGGCGTGCTTTCAAAGGCATTCGACGGGACACAGATATACACAATTCTTTCAGATTTACTTTTAAACAATTGGGCTGAAGTGCCTGGTGCATTGACTTGGGCGACTTACGACCCAACAACCACTTGGGCAACTGCGGAAAACGTTGGCCTTGGGGAGATTGACCAACCTGGTGATTATGAATTGGCCGCGCGTTCTTCAAGTCGGACTGACGTTTATTCACTGGTTTCAGCACTTGCCACTTCAGGACTTGGTTATATTTACGAAGACGCCCAGGGGCGCATTTCTTATGCCGACGCAACACACCGCAGTCAATATCTTGCAGCCAATGGGTACGTTCAACTTACGGCAAATCAAGCCCGTGCGGCTGGACTGCGTACCGAAACCCGCGCGGGCGACGTGCGCAATGACCTGACAATCAAATATGGTGCAACTAGCAATGCGGAAAAATCTGCAACTGACGCCACTTCAATTCTTACTTATGGCACACTTGCACAAATAATCACAACAACATTGCACAATGCGACCGACGCTGAAGACCAAGCCGATTTTTATTTGGCACTTCGCAAAGACCCACAGGCAATTTTTAGCGAAATCACATTTGACCTGACAAACCCTGAATTGGAC